ACTAGCTGCTCTGTTCATCCAAGCGAACTCATCTAGCTTGTTAATGAGTTCTTTCTTTTTTTTTTTTTTTTTGCCTAATTCTTTTTGATCGGGCAAATAAGGATTGAGATGTGTATTCCTTAACCTACGATAAAAGTTTTTAAATGTAGGACCGTGCGGCGTGCACCTAAAATGATTTAATTTATACGAGTAATATTGTAGAGCATGAGCTATTTCGTGTAAAATAACCATCTCTAATCTATGCCACTTGTTCTGAGAGTAAAACCCGCCAATCTCTACATCTTTATCAAAAGATTTATATTCGTTAGAGTAATAGATGCTTTTTCCAGAATGAATCAAACTAGCCATAGCAATATTAATACCTGGACCATCAGCATACATGCCACCACGAGAACAAGATCTCTTATGGCTCCAATCTAGTTTTATGTGTGCAAGTTTAAAGTCTACGTATATTTCGTCCTGACAAGACTTTTCAACGCGGCGAATAAAGTCATTAGCATACTTGTTTATCTCTACTTGATCGATCAACTTAGTCATTATCTAACACCCATTTTAGTTCTTGAATTAATCTATAGTACCATTTTTTATCATGCTCATCATGAGCCTTCATCATATCACTTTTGAGTTGTGATATGCGAATTGAGATATATTCTTCTTTTGTTTTACGTTTGCCCCGTCTCATGTTCTGCGTTTACCTGTAGCTGAGTCATTCGCTTCTTTAGCAGAGAGAACTACTAAGTTACCTTTGTTGTAAGCTTGGCCTACATGAACTCCTTGTCCTGAGTATTTTTTTGTAGAACGAACATACCCATTACCTACTAAGTCAGAGGTAGGAGCAGGACGAGTAGTTGTATAGGAAGGAATAGAAGAACGAGTCTTCTGTCTTTTAGCAAGTTGATCAGGATGCACTCCTCTTTTACGAAGCCACGCATCGTGATCATCTTGCATTTTTTGTTTTGTTGGTTTAAACCGCTTTGCCATTTACCAGTTCATCAAATTTATGTTGGGGTACACAATATACATTTTCAACCTCTTGACCGTCGTATTGTTGACGAGCAATAGTGGTTACTAGTTCCATGTTTTGTTTTGCAAAAGCAATACACATTATCTTATCAGGGAACGGGTATCCATGAAAAGCATAGAGGTCATCCATTGGGCCGGTAGTAAGCATCGCGACGACGATGATCCACATGGTAATCTCCTTCTTTTTCATTATATATAATATAACAAAAAAGAGAGTATTTAGCAATTACACACTTAATTCTTGATAGTCTTTAAGCGGCTGTAAATAGCGTCCATCAATGTCTGGCTTCATCATTGCTGCGCAAATATTTCTTGCCCAGGATACGTTATCCCAATCGTAATCACAGAATATAGCTACTCGATTACCGTGTGGAGGGTTTGTGTGGTACATTTTTGGATCATCAATTTGATAGTATACGAGAGCGTCACCAACTATGTAATCAAACAAAGTAAAGTCAATATTAAAGGATTTATTAGGTTGAGCAAATAGTGCTGCTAAGTAGAAAGTCTGCGGAGTATAGTCATTGCGTTTATACACCCACTCATGGTTATTGTGAAGATTCCAGATAGCGTGCATTAATTCATGATCGCCAAGTCTATCAATATCACCCATTCTTAGTTGTGCTTCAATGATATAATCACCGATCACTTCAAGATTAAGACAGCCTGTATAACCTTCCATAAACTCATCTACCCAAGGCTCAACAAGTTCTAACAAGTCATCGTCGTCATTTACAAGTTCCCAATAATCAAAAGCCCCAAATTGTAGCTTTTCTCCTCGCAAGGTAAACATTTCTTTTATCTGACCATCTTGAAGTATAAGATCTAAGGAGTAATGCTCACCAAAGTGATAGGGAGACCAGAATAATCCTGGATCAGTAATCTTTCTGTATTCATCCATGTTATGACAAACTGAAGCATTAATGCTTCCACCAAAGAGATTAAACACAGGTTTTATAACTACAGGAAACTCTGTAGGTTCAGTAGGGACAAGGCCGCAGGATAGTCCTTGAGTTTCTGCGATTTCAAGTTTATTATAGACCCAACGGTGAAAACTATAGTGTTTCCAAGCTACATCGTCTGTAGTCGGTATCAATACGCCATCGTCTCTGACGTTTTCGCCATAAAGATGATAAAGTTTTTCAACTGGATTGTAAGAACCCCAAGTCATTAGTGCTGTACCTCCGGTGACCAGAATGTTGTGCGACCGTCATTGAGTTTTAATCGTTCAACTGGGTTGCCATAAATATCTTCTTTTTGATTATACACCATTACACGAGATTGTCTAGCGGCAATCATCTCAGCAGGGTTAGAAGGAAAACGAGTATACTTACCGTGATTATTATGTAAATCACTATAGTTACGTATAGTCGCCCCACCAGATTCGTAAGATGCTGATAAAACTTGACAAATAGCTAGGTATAGTTTTTCAAGCTCTTCATCAGTAAAACTATCCATAGTTCTGCGAGGATCAAGACCTGCTAAAAATAATGACTCTGATTTGTAAATGTTACCTACACCTGATATCTGACTTTGATCCATTAACCATTTTACTACAGTCCAAGTGGGCTTTTTGCGTGAAATACGTATAAATTCGACAAGACTAGGAGGATTATTAAGCATATCAGGTCCAATTGATCGTAGCTTTGCTTCATGATCTTTATCTTGAAATACAAACTTAACAGTGCCAAAATTCCGCATATCATTGAAGTAGACAGAAGAGTCATCATCAAAGTAGAATCCTATTCTGGTATGTTTAGAAGGTTGTAGTTTAAAATTACCTGCCATACCAAGTGTAGTGTACATGTAACAGATAGGAAGAAGATCGCCAAATTCCCACCAGATAAATTTACCTTTATTATATACGCCTTTAACTGGAAGATTTCTTTCTTCAAGTGCGATATAAAAATCAGCAAATCCAGTAGGTAACTGCTTTGTATACCTACCAGAAATGATGTTTAAGTTTACTAAAGACTTACCGCGTACAGCCCGATCAAGTTGTCGGGCTGTTCGAGTGCATTCTGGACCTTCAGGCAATAGGAGCCCCTGTTACTGTGAGTGAAAGTTTAGGTAAATGGCTACAATTACCGCTACCGTGTAGAGTAGGAAAAGGTAATTCGTAGCAATCGCCCTGTTCCCAATTAGAAATCATATCATTACCAATATATAAAAACTGACCCATAGAGTAAGGAGCAACCATAATAGTATATCTGATAAGATTACTTTTGTAAGTGTAATCATAATGAGTAGGTAAAAAAGTGCCAGGAGGATGAACTAGTATTCTGTATATTGCGCCTACTCTTTTTAGCTTTAGTTTTTTAAAATTATCTTCGCCTAAAAGTTGACTAATTGGACAGATACCTGTTTGTCTAAAGACATACATGCGAGTAGATTGATAATCATATCCCTGTTCTAGTTGCATACTTGGAATAATAATTTTTTTATAATACTCAAACTCAGGCTCTTCTTTATGTTGTTCTCTATTATCATACCCTGTGAAATAAGACCGACTTTGAAAATTATGAGGAGACTCTGAATTGCCCCAAGCCATAGAAACATATTTAATTATCTTATCAGCATCTAAATCAAGCTTAATTTTTCTATAGCTTTTGGACTCTACAATTTCTGGATGTTTATCAAGGTATTCAGAAAAAGCATTCTCATAGAAATCTTTATAAGAGTACTCCTCAAATTTCATTAGAATGTCCTCATTTTGAGCTGCATACCACGAGGATATCCCCAATATTCATTAGCAGAAACTTTGATAAATCGTTCTTTAGTATTCTTTTTATCGGGATTTGGAATAGTAAGCATCACATTTTTGCCTTGTCGCCAAGCTATTTGTTGGTTACGAATACGCGCATCTGAAGAAAGATAATCAAGACGCAGAGCTTTAGTCGTTGACTTACTTACTGAATCACGCTCACCTTTAGATACATAATTTTTTCCGCTTCCGCGTTTACCTTTAGCCATAGTTCTCTCCTTGTTTTTATTATTTAATAAATATAAACAAAAAATGAGGAGTTAGCAATTAAACAATTACTTGTGATGCTGAAACTGTTAAGTTGTTCTTCATTTCTAAAAAGGTTGAAACAAAGCTTTGTGGCTCAAACATGTGTTCACACTTAGGACACTCAACAATTTCTAGAGGCTCTACTTTTCCGTTTAAGAACCAAATCTCTTCTTCGTTATTACACGCAGGGCAATTAGTTCTTGCTCTATATACTGACATTAATTACGTCTTGCTTTTTCAATAGCGCGAGACCCGAACCAAAAAGAAATGATAGCAGCGAAAATAGCTTTGGTTTCTTCGTCCCACAAAAGGTTGATGGCTTCAGAGAAATCTGTGCCTTTTTCGAGTGCTTCTAATAATAGGGTAATTTCAATAGTAGCAAACAAACCAAAAAAGGCATAAGTAATTACTGGTCTTACAGATTTTTGTAACCCAGCAATGAACCCTGCACCTTTGTTGATTGAGATATCATGGTCAATGAGTCTTTGATGTTCTTTGTCTGCTCCCATAGCTTCGTGAAGTTTGAGATCGAAATCCATTCCTTCTCTTTTAAGTTCAGCCATAAGACGCATCTTATCAAGTTCAAGTTTGCGATCTTCTTTTTTTGCGAAGTGATCTGTCACTGCTGGGACAGCAGAAGATGCGAATCCCAGCAGTGATCCAAGTATAGATAACATTATTTACCTTTTTTCTTCTTCAAGATTGCTTTTTGTAATGCTGGTGGAAGTTTACGCTGTGCTGGAGTAAGACCATTCATCTTATTCTGCATCTTGCCGTTCTTTTTCATTCCACCTTTCATAGCTTTTCCATTTTTCTTGTGCATAGCCATTATGATTTTCCTCTTCTTCCTAGATCAATTTTTTTACCTTTATGACTACCAGATTTTCTAGCAATCATTCCTCTGGCTACTAGCCGAGCACGGTTTGTTGATCCAATAGATTTTCCTGCGCGATGTTTACGCAAAAGTGCTGTGTAGTTAATTTTTGGTTTCTTACGAGCCATAATTATCCTTCCACAAATTTAGTAATTATATACTTTCCTGTTGGGTTATCATTTGTAATTTCAACAGTTTCTTCTTTACAAGAGTAACGATTTCCAGCCTGTTTACCTACATTACGTTCTATAGTGCGTTTTACTTTTAAACATTCAGATAAAGTAAAATGAGGAGTCCACTCAATAGGCTCGCCTCCTAAGTAAAGAAATAAAACAAAAAGTGTTTTAGTGACTTCCGTTCCCATTCTTTTTTATACCTGTGATATCGTGAATTAGATCCATCTGCTGTGTTCGTAACTTTTCGATAGCATCTTCTAATCCGTTGATTCTTCTTTCATAAAATTCTAATGTTAGTTTTTGTTGCTGGTCAAAAGGTGCTTTGCCAGTTTCTATTTCATTAGTTAGTTTTTCCAACTCACTTGCGAGATGTTCGATTAACATAAATTGTTCACTATCTGCTGGAAGAGATCCCATCTCTCCTCTTGGCCATTTAATACGAAACTCAGTATTCTGTTCAAGGTCTGAGTGCATCATTGTCTGTTCAGTCTCGAGTTGATTAAGACGTTCAATAATACCAAAATAAGCCCATGTCGCAAGAGATGCTCCGGCAATCATCGTGATAATATTACGAAGTGGTAAAGCTACCTCAGTTCTCTCACTTAATTTAGCAGGTTGATCAGACATTATTTCTTCTTTGCAGTAAGCTTTTTCTGTGCGTTAATAAACTTACGATAAACTCCAGCAGCAGTTTTCTTACCTGCTACTCTTGCTCTTTGTTCCATGGCGATAGCTGCTTGAGTTTTGTGAGCATGTGTTTTACCAGATCTTTTGATTTTTGATACAGAGCTTTGAGCATCTTTAACAGTTTTGAAGCCCAAGCCTTTAATTGTTCCTTTAGGGTTTTCATCAGTATACAAATCAGAGTGCGATTTAGAATTGCGTCTCTGTCCTTTCTTACGAGGGATTCGAGGAGCCATTACTTTTTCTTCTTACGTTTCATGGTGGAAACCATAGTAGGCTTACCTCCAGGATTTCCTGCAGCACGTTTACGCTGAACAGCACTTCTGATCTGTGCAGCGGTCATGCTATTAGCTTTTGCGCGGGGAACACATTTAGGATACTTGCCGCCGTCTTTAGCAGATTTTCTTCCGCACGGTTGCCACTTACCATTCTTTTTTGGTGCGCCAATGTTAACCCAATCACCTTTTTTACCTTTTCCGAACCAAGCGGTTAGGCCGCCTCTAGGTTTAGCCATTATCTATATCCTCCGCCTCTAGCTTTGTAAGTTCTTACTAACCACCCATTAGCATACGCTGATGGATAAACGTTGAACTTTCTTTTAGCTTCAGCTTTGACTCTAGCATAAAGTTTTGGGTTTGTAGGCTTTGCGCCTTTTTTCTTAGCTGGTTTTTTTCTTGGTGCCATCAACTTCAACTTTCTTAATAGTGATATTTTTAGTACTTAATAAAGATTCATCAGAATAATAATCGTTAAAAAGTCTTTCTCTGTAAAATCTTTTAAATTTAGGAATAAAAATGGGCTCTGGAGTATTTATTGAGGGATACCTATAATTTATAAATACGATACCAAGTGCTAAATCCCAAGTGCTTACTCCGTCATAAACAACAGAATGTTTATTAGAATCTATAATAAAAACTTCATCTTTAAAGTTTAAAAAGTGACTAGCAAGAACAGCTGATAAAATTGTGCAACTAAAAGATGTTTTATATTGCTCGTCACCTCTAGAGGTAAATAGTAACCAATACAAATGATTAAATATCGTATGATCTTCTTTTATGATCATTTGATATATGAAATTTTGATTGATTCTTTCTTAAAAGTTTTGAACTTTTCTACCCAATTATTATTTTTATGTTCTTCAGTCCCTCTGAGAGGGTGCATACGCCTATTAGTTCCAGAGTTTTTATATCCTACACCCATCAGAAGCAATGGATTACTATCAATTTGAAGCATTTCTTTGATTGCTTCATAATTCATAACGCAAGAACAACACCCAGTTTCTAAACCTAATAATGAAGCAGTTAAATTTACATAACCAGCAGCTATTCCTACAGCTACATGAGTATCATTATCAACAATACGTCTAGCTTCAGAACTATAAGAGGCTTCGTCTACTTCTTTATGTTTACCAGAAATTAAGGTTGATTTTTGAGAAAATACAAGTAACATATTTGACAAAATTTGAGGATTAGAGAGGGAATTATATTCGCCTGTAGAGTCATGAATGTTTGTTGTTGTTTCATAAATTGATTTGATTACTTTTTGATTTACAATCACATGTAAGTCATAAAAAGCAATATTTTGTTTACTAGGGCATTGAGTAGCTGCTGTAATTATAGTTTTTATATCTTCAATAGGTATTGTCCTACTTAAGTCGTAATTTCGTTGTGTATGTTGACTAGCGTGAATAGCTTTAATTATTTCTTTATTTTCTCGTTTACTTTTTGCCTCAGCAGGAAAAATATAATCCTTAGCTTCTAAATTAATTGATTTCATTAATAACTCCTTATAACCTTACCTTTAAAGGGGGTCTTATCCGCGCACCAATCTTCTGGATGCATATGTCTTGGTCTTTTTCCTGCTGGCTTAGAGACCATCCTACCCATAGGTGTATAAAAGGCACACCACTCTTGATGAGGTCTCTTTTTTACAGAAGAACTCATTGTTTTCCAAGCGCGTGTGCCTTTTGAGGTTTTTACTAATTTTCTTACAGCCATAATATAATTATTATACAAGCTGTAGTCGGAGTGTCAAATAAAAATTATTTGAGCTTTAATATCTCTGTTAGAGAACTATCTTCATAATCGTCTTTAAAGAAATTACGAGTTACAGTCTCTTTACAAACTTCACCTTCATCGTTAACATAATAAGTGATTAATGTTTGTTGAATTGCAGTAACGGTATTTCCCTCTACTGCTTGTTTAAGTGGTCCTGGTTTCATGCTGCCCTCTTGAACTGTATAGTTTCGTTAGCAAATTCTTGCTCTTCTTTAATAAACTTGTAAAATCCTTGAACTGCTACTTCTTTGTGCTTTGCTTCAATGTCAAAGTCAGCATATTCAAGCATCGGAATATGATTAGCCATTAAATCCTCATCCCAATAAGTTTCAGAATGAGCATTTGGTTTCATCCAGTAGTCTTGTAGTTCTGGAGGAAACGATTGCGATTTGTGGAATAAAGGTCGAACACCTCGCCACGACTTAACTGCCTCTTTGAAAAAGTCTGAGTTCGCTGTGATGTGTACCACGTCACGCACTTTGCGGTTGACTGTTTTTTCTCCGAGATAGACCTTTTCAGTCTCAACCATTCGATGGCAGGCATAGTGGTGGGTGTCAAGTGTACACCTTGTAGGGATGCGTTGCGCAAGTTCAATTGTGTGTTCGATGTCATATCCATTGGGTTTATCTTCGTTCTCGACAGCAAGGCACTGCTGGGCGTAGTCCGATAAGTAAGGGAAGTTGGCTGCGAACCGTTTAATACCGTCAATGTGTTTTCCTCCGTAAAGTCCTTGAAGGTGAATGTTCATTACAAAGTCTTTTGC